TTAGCGTTAGTGCGTTATGCAATCTCTGTTAACAAGTCTTGTTAATACCTAGTTGGTATTCTTTTATAATAGAGTAAAGACTATTGAAAGTCAATTCCCTTTTGCTTTTTTCCATACATTTCCTTTCATTTTTCCGTTACTCCAATTTATATATCCTACTCGTTCCATACCTATTTTTTGATAGAACTTATTTGCAGGCACGTTTTCAGCTCGCACTGTAAGATATACATTACCGTAAACATGATCAAAGTATTCTTTTATCACTTTGACAGCTTCACCTGTTCCTTTGTTTTTTGCCACAATCTGATGAATGATATAATCACCTATGTTTGTGGTCACATCCGTATCCCTACCGATAGGGCCTGTGCGTTTGTATCGCTGTTGTGTGATAAGAACATTGTCCTGTATAATAACTTGACCCCATTCTAGTCTGTTTCTTACATGTGATTTTCGCACATGAGGAAACCATTCTTTGTTTGTTTCAAAAAATTCCCAAGCGGTATCGAAATCATCTGGTGTGGCATAAATCATAGAAAGTCCTCTAGTGTGCCACGTTTGGTAGCAGAAAATAAATCAATGGATGTGTCACGGGCAAAACACCACACATTTTCAATGTAAGATTTGTCCATGAATTCATCCATTGCGTTTTTGTCAAAGTTACCGTCCTCATCCTTGAAGACAGAAGCACCTTGCGGCCGTTGCATTATACGCATACCTATCTGTCCTAGAAATTGTTCTCTTAGGGAATCGACAAGTTCATCGCCTGAGCGATACCGTTTTCCTTTGATCTTTGGATCAAGTATGTTTACCATCATCACACCACGTTCACTTAGTGAGTTAAAGCTGTTATGTGATACAGGAAGATAGAAATCATCTCTCCACTTTTCATATTCGTTAAACTTAGCCCACGATTGCAGTTCTTCTTTTTCACCACCTTCGTTATACCGTTCTGTTGAAAAGTATGGTGGTGAGGTGAAAGCACAATCTACGTTTTCGATTTCATCCCACGGCAAATCTTCTGCACCACAATTGTACATCTGAACCGTTTTCTTACAACCAGTAAGTTTGTCAAAAAACTTGATCATCTCTTTGTATCGAGCAAATGTATTTGGATTCGGATCACAACCGATATAGTGTGTCGCATTAGACGCATAGAACCCCGTTAGTCGATCACCCCAGCCCATAGAGGTATCCAGTACCGTCTTGGCATTAGTCATCTCGTATATGGTCTTGGCAACAATCGGTTTGAACTGTGTAGCGATATATGTGCCGAGGCGAAAACTCATTGTGTATGTACGTGACGTAAGCTCCTGATGATCATTTACTCCACGAAAGATAGGCCCAAATGCACCCCAAAGGTTATCACCATCATTCCATCTCGTTACTGGAGCTTTGTATCCGTAAGAATTACATTGCATACGCAAATCATTCATGAAAGAATCACTTACATAATTAAATGTGGGCGGTGCCTGTATCACTCCAAGACCATACTCACTATATGGATATTTGTAGTCATCATATTTTTCAATAACTTCTTTTTCAGAGGACATAATGTAATTTGTCCAATCTGCTTTTTTCAGTTTGTGAAAAGTTTTGATTACCTTGTTCTGATCAAATTCGTGCAAAGGATATGGTGGTTTCTCTTGGGTAATAAAATCTGCAAGAGCTTTACGAAAATCTTCTTTACCATACTTCTCTATTGTGTCGAGAAATAACGGACGGCTCATCACTGGAAGACCAGTGTTGTCAGTACACTTATGTAGCAAATCATATAGTTCCATTATAAAAAGTCCAACAAATTACCTTGCGTTCCATAACTTGAATCGATTGTCCAGTTTATCTTTTCTGTGATAAATTTAATCGGTTCAACAAAAGCTTTCTCATATTGTGTATCATAATCGATGTACTTGTAAATGTCAAGTTCCTTTGGAACATTTGTCATAAAAGAAAATGCAGTCGATACATACACGTTTGGTTGTTTCAGATGCAGAAAACGAATCTTGTCACCCTCTTGAATGTTGGGATATTTGTTTCCCAATTTGTTCTTTTTGATTAGGTGGTTGTAAAGTATAGCTCCCTTGACATGAATTGGAGCTCCAGACTTAAATAGTTGAGAGTCACCACTGAACTTTTTCACACCATTACAGCTTCTAGGATATGCAATATCTTCAGGCGGCAACTTCATAAACTCTTCTCTGAACTCCTGTATAAAACTATTTAGCATTTTCTCATCACCACTCATGATGATAGGTAGAGCTTGTTTAATTTTTTCCCGACAAGGGGCAGGCGTAGATGACTTAACCGCCTCGACACCCATGATCTTCATCTTGGGTTCTTTGTATCGTACACCCTCACTGTCCCACACATTTAGAATGTATCGTTTCTTTGCAGTCCATATACCCTTGTCAGCAATAACTTCTCGAGCCATTTGCATTTTCTGGGAATATGCGTTCATCTCCCTAGCAAGACCCTGATAACTTTTATCGATAAAAGGTTCCAACTTCTCGTTTGCAATCTTGTCCAAGAAATTGACAATCCTTTCAGTCGGAGTTCCCTCTTCAAACAATTTATCAACAAGCTTGTCAAAAGTGATGTAAACTGAATCGGTATCTGAGGCAATGATATAATCAACGTCTTTGGTTTCCATAAGTTTGTTGAGATATATGTTAAGAGCCTTTTCAATCCAGCGTATAGATAACTGACCGCTAGTTGTAATTGCTGTAGCAACCAACAGATCATAATAGCGAAACCAATTATTCCCAATAGCACCATACGCACTATTAAGGGATATCTTCTTGGCCATCTGGATGTTGTTGTATCGGGAAATGTCTTTAAGTAGTTTTTTATCTTTGGTATTCTCATACTCTTGCTCAGCTTCGAGCATAAGTTTTTTATACTTGACACGATCATTGTACATGTTCTCCATCAATTCAGGCAGAAACCCCTTCATATCTTTTCGAAAGAAAGCTCCATTCGGAGTCATACAATAATCTGTATCGTTCTTAACCTTACCTTGTAGTATCTTATCTACAAGTTCTTTCTGCATCTCTGCGCCACTGTTCACCAAAGTCTCTGGTGAAATGTTGTACTGCATGATCAGATGTGGATACAGAGAGTTCAAGTCAAACGACATAACCCAATTGTGCATCCCCACCTGTGGGTCTTTTACGTAGGCACCTTCGAACTGTTCTGCTTTCTTGTGATCTTTCTTTTGTGGGATCACAATGTTCTTGGCCCGTAAGTGATTGTAGATCAATACATCCCAATAACGAACCGTTCCTAGAACGTCTGTGTAGTTTACCTTGGCATCATAAGCCATCGTTAGACACAACTCAATAAGACGCATCTTGTCTTCGAGCTTATCAACCAGTTCAACGTCCTGTATGTTATATTCAATGAAAGACTGATAGTCCTTTGTGTACCAATCTTTGAATGTATCAAAGGGATTGCCATCTTTCTGTTCGCCGAGTTCTATCTTGGCAATATGATCTAGACGATACGACTCTTGTGCGGTATACGTGAACTTACGATACAGATCAAAATAGTCTAGGTGAGCAATACCTTGGATATTATACGTTTGGTGTTGACGGCCCATCTTGTAGACCTCTCGTTCAATCACCTTTCCCCAAGGAGACAACTTCTTTAGAAAATCCTCACCAAACAAATTCTTCATGCGATTGCAGAGATATGGAATATCAAAAAACTCTGTGTTCCAACCTGTAACAATATCAGGCAAACACATAGACCACTCATCAGAAAACTTGATCAACAGATCAGCCTCATCTCTGCACAATCGATAGTCTACATCATCACGATAATTTTCAAACTCATGAAGACCCCACACAATAATCTTTTTGTTTAGATGGTTCTTCATAGTAATAGACAACATGGGTTCAGCCGCATCCTGTGGATTTGGGAAACCATTTTCACATTCGACTTCGATATCCAAAGTCGCAATCAGAAGTTTGTCTTTGTCCCAATCAACACGTTTCGGATACTCATCAGAAATATAGGTGTAGGCATACTGTGTGTTACCAAAAACTATGTCCTGATCTTTACGATCTTCATACCATGATTTGGCCTCTTTGATAGAGTCAAACGTATGCGGTAAAACTTGTTTACCGTCAAGAGTGACAATGCCTGTCTTCTCTTTAGTGGTGATTAGATCGTATAGGGTTGGTTGATACTGCACACGTTTCTGTGTGCGACGGCCGTCTCGGTCAACTTCTCTGACCAAGAGACTGTTTCCAAATTGGAGAACATTCGTATAAAAAGTCATATATTAGTTATACACTCTTTCAAGATTTAAGTCAAGTTACTTTTGTGTCTGGTGGTGAAGTTAATGTTCTAGCATCATTATCGTCACCACGGGGCGACCAGTTGGACAACACAAATTTTCTATGTGGATTTACTGACACTCTGAATCTTGTTAGCGTTTCTCTATTGACGAGCAGAGTACTTCTAGAATCTTTGGTTGTGAGCCCAATCGGCACTTCCTTGTGCAACATGTTATTAAATTTCATATCAACCATCACAATCGGCCGTTCATCTATTTTTCCTACATGTTCTGGTTTTGATATGCCAATCAATTTACTGGTAAACTTTTTACCATCCCTTTCCCACTTAACTTTTTTACCTGTCACATCTAGTTTGTCCACAACGAACATAGAAGCATTTGTGCCGTTACCTGTATCAAACTTGGCTCGTATGTCACCATATCCTACGATTTCTAAGGTTTCATGATAACCAGACTCTTGGTTAAATTTATGTCTACGATGCATAGGGTTTTGTAGATACTCCAACACAAATTTAATTATATCTTTTTCTTTCATTGGAGTTTGTGGTATTTGGGTAATATCATAGTTTTGAAAGTTTGAACCCAAGCCGGGCGAACCGTTACATTCTAGAACGTAAATCTGTTTGTCCACCACAGCATGATCTACACCAACCATGTATGCACCTGTAGCCCTAGCAGCTGCCAGAACTATCTTCTTCTCTTCATCACTTAATTCATATGGTTCTGTCTCAGCGCCCAAGTGACGATTTGATCGAAAGTCTTTCTTTGGTTTGATTCTCTTTGTTGATGCAACAATACGGCCGTTCATCACAATAGTTCTAACATCACCATCAAGTTCTAAAAACTCTTGTATGATAAGAGTAGCACCAAACTTCCATAAAGATTGAATAACGCTCATCATAGATTCCATGCTATCAACTTTAGAAACACCAACACCTTGTGTCCCTGTCAGTGTTTTGATAATTACAGGAAAGTTCCCACCGATACGATCATGAGCATCTGGAATACTTTTTTCATTATTGACCAAAGATGTACGTGGTGTTGTAATACCGTTACGTTCAAAGGCTGTATACGCTGACATCTTGTTATCACATGTCAACATTCCATCACGATCATTGATCATGAAACACCCAGCGTTCTGTAGAGTTCCCAAGAACGCAAGACCTGTTTCATTTTCTAATGCACCAGCACGAACAAAAACTACAGTTTCACGAACCACAATCTCTACTTCGTTTTCTTCACCATCATGGTTTTTGATCTTGATGGTGCCTTGTTCAATGTCGTTATCAGCAATCCATGCTTCAGATACTACTACAGGATAACAAGGCAAACCTAGAGACTTGGCTGCTTTGATCAGCTGTCCAGTTACAATCTCTGGTTTCTTAGATTTGGAATTGGTGAGAATGAGAATTGTAATTTTATCTCGTTGTACCGTTTCCTCAAATATGAAATCCTTGAACTTGTCCACACTAGTCCTCTTTTTTCTTACCTATGTTATATTTAGTTTCAAGCATCCATTCTGATTTCTCACCAAAGGACAAAACTTTGATTTGACTTAGTGGAGCAACATTCTCAGCTTCACCTTGTAGTTCAACCAAACCCCAATCTTTTAGTAGGTTTGCAATAGTATTTCTTCGAGCAATATCATTGATTGATAAATTAGTATTCTTACCGTCTAACGCAAAAAGTTCTTTGAAATGTACAATAAAATACTTTCCCTTTTTGTGTAGAATATGACAACTTTGATATAATTTTTTCTCTTTTCTAGATGCTACGCCTATGCGAGATAGTGTCTCTCTAACCTTCAAAAAATCATCAGGTTCTTTTAGAGATACTTCTAGCATCTGATCCTGTGTCCAACTAACTTCTTCCATTTTTTCCACCTTTATTTAATTTTTGTTTTATAGCGGAAATCTGATCATCATCCAGTACATCAAGAGCGGCCCGTGCCTTTTCATTATTATATCCATAATACTCTTTTACATACTCTAGATTCTTTAATTTCTTCGCCTTCATCCAAGGAGCATATCTTTTCCTTGGTCTT